GATGTTAATCCGTCGCGTTTTGGACCAGGGCCCGGATCGCGTCTTGACACCATAACGAACCACATAAAAATGATGTTCCGGGGGCAACATAAAACGTTTTCTGATATCATTGACCATATATCTGGAATTGGTCACCACAAACAATGCCCTCTTTAACTTTTCATCGGTAAGTGGTCTGGGAAGTAAAACATCTGAGCCGTGAACGGACAAACTGTAAGAAATGTCCGTTAAAACACCTAAAAATACAGCTATCATTGCGGCCCCAAAGGCAAAGTGGACATGAACGTGAACAACGCCTTTGCCAAATCAATCCCTTCTATTGGATGGAGCATTACGGACAGATCCAGTCGGCAAAAATTGAGGGCGGCGACGTAAGCATAATCCCCTTTCAGCTTAACCGCGCTCAGCTCATTCTGGCCAATGAGTGTGCACCCTACTTGCTTTCACGGGACAGCCAGCGTGTCAAGTTGATTGTGCTCAAGAGCAGAAAGCAAGGCGTGTCGACGTTCTTTGCGGCTCTCGATTACATCTTTATGCGATCCATCTCGGGATGTGGGGTGTTCATCATTGCCGACAAGAATAAGCACACCGAGAACATCTACCGGATGATAACCTTGTTCTGGGAGAAAGACACTCTTCCGGGCAAACCCACCGGAAAAACGATCTCGCGGAACAAACAAGGTCTTTTTCTGTCAAACCGCTCAATGCTCGAAATGGATTCCGGAGAGACAAAACATCCTGCGACCAGCCAGACTATTCAGGTCGTCCACATGAGCGAGAATAGTAAATGGCCTCAGCTTCTTGACGCAGAAACTTCTATTCTGAACTCCGTTGCGAGAGAAGGCTTTGTTTGGCTCGTCAAGGAGAGCACTGCTTGCGGCATCAACAAGTGGAAAAGCGACTGTCTCGCTGCCCTGGAGAAAAAGTCATCGTGGAAGTTCGTTTTTCTTGAGTGGCCGGATATGGCCGATTGCTCGATTGAACTCACCGAGGAAGAACGTTCAACTTTCAGTCCTACGGGAGAAGAAAGCGAGTTGATGGAAACCTTCTCCCTGACCCCTGGTAACGTAAAGTTCAGACGGGAGAAGATTGCAGAAATCGGTGCTGCGAAATTCAAGCAGGAATTCCCGTTACATCCACGTGAGCCGTTTGATGTCAGCACGACCACTTACTTCGATCCCCTGCTTGTGGAGGACAGAAAACAGGAGATCGAATTCTATCGCGTCTGGAAGGAAAGAGGATACGACGACGCGGTTGCCCAGTTTCCTACCATTACCGCGGAGATCAAAAATTGGACTGCCGGTGCGGAAGCGTGGCTTCAGGACCTGTCACGCAGATGCCGCATACCGAACCTCGTCACTGTATCTATCGTCAAAAACCATGTCACGTTTGCTCCTGTGGACTCACCAAAGGAAGATAGCGGCCAGGTGACCATGTGGCTCGCACCAAATCGTAGGCGGAAATACATCGTGAGCGTTGATCCCGCAGAAGGAATCAGCTCGGACGGGTACACGTCGGACTACTCTGTGATTGAAGTCTACGACTGTTACGCCCGGGAGCAGGCAGCCGAGCTGCGTGGCCTCTATGACGAGGAGTTGACGGCCCGTTACGCTGTGCTACTCGCACGTCTATATGGCGATCCAATGATCGCCGTTGAGGTAAATTCAAAATGCGGTGGTGCCGTGCTGACCTACATCAAGGAGAGGTATCATTACTTCAACCTCTATCGGCGTCAGACGGTCAGCAGATCGAGAACCATAACGAACGATGAAGGCTGGCGGACAACTTCCGGCAACAAGCAGTCTCTGTGCTATGTTCTGAAGATACACTTCAAGGAGGGCGACTGCATACTTCACAGCATTCCCTTACTTGAGGAGATGGCGAATTTCGTCGAGGAGAAAGGAAAGTTGCGGGCAGCGATGGGACACACGGATGATTGCATTACAGCTTCTGCCATCGCACTCCACATAATCGACAGCACGCCAATGTTGAGATCGATTAAGACGAGTGAAGTGGAACTCCGGCTTCTTGAGTCGCTGCGGATGCGAGGTATCCCGCTCGGCGTTCGACGTCTACATGGCCCGGAGAGCGCAGGTATTCCAGAAGAGGCACTGCCTTCCCAGAGACGAAAGGTGACGAAACGTTATTGAGGTGAGACATGGCTGCGGAAGAGGTAATCGAGATTGAGCCTGAGACTCAGATTCTGCAACCTGCGGCGCCCGGTGCGCCGCTGCTTCTGGATGACATATTTCCGGCTCTGGACATCGCTGGCAGAGAAGAGGAAATCAACGCCTGGTTCGAGAATGACATCAAGCGATGCGCGGCTTTCGTTCAGAGACATCAGGGGACGTGGGACCTCTGGCGAGAAATCTACGATCTGGAAAACAGGCCGGACATCTACGCCGACATTGGGGGACGCGCGGACTATCCCTCGGGCCTCCTCTGTGAGAAGACAATAGAGGCTACCGATCGGCTGATGCGGGCCATCTACACGCCGGACCCATTGTTTGCCGTAGATCAGGCGATGTTTGCCGATGCTGACATTGAGCAGGTTCTACGATACGAACACTGGATGGACTCCCATTGTCGCAATATCCTGAAACTGGAATCCGTCTTCGGTAAACGTGCCTTGCTGGACTTTCTGTTATTTGGTTCGCTCATTGCCGAACCTGATACACTTTTCAAGGTTGTTCCACAGAGAACAGTCAAAGTCTACCGGACACCAGAGGAACTTGAAGCTGACCAGGCTGTTGTTACGGACATAAGCGCTCTGGACGAAAAGTTCATCTTGTTGGATCAAGGCGTTCCCGTACGGCTTGTTGTTGAGAGAGACAACGTCGAGGAAATGGGTCTCAACGTTTTTATCGTGGATCTGACGGATCATCTGATTCCGCCGAATGTGTACCGTGACGAAGAAATCAGGTTTCGGGCAAGGAGATTGTACTACACAGAATCCGATCTGAGGGTGCTTGCGTCAGATGCGGTCGGATGGTACTCCGAAGCCGACGTAGAAAAGGTCATCGGACAACGCAGCGTAGACGTGACACTGGCTCGAGACGGACGAGAAATTCCGCGATACATCAGGATGAAAACGGATGCTGGTACGGCACCCGGGTTTGAATGGTTCGACATGGGCGGCGAGTACGGGAACAAGCGCACTCTGCCCTATGAGGACGTGTACATCGTCTTCAGGATATTCGCCCGCTACGCTTATCCGACACGAAAAGATCCACGCGGCGTCATCCCGAAGTGGACGGTGTGGGAATGGGAGCCTTCCTCCCAGACCATTCTCAGAGCATCCACGTATCCGCATTTTGATGAACGGCTACCATGGATTCATTTTCGGCTTGGTGTATCGAAGAAGAGCTACTATGGATTTGGGTTTGGTGCGCTTCTCGAGAAGGAGGATTCCCGGCAGACTTCGATTTTGAACCTGTTTCTGGATAGCGAGGCGAACGCGGCGTATCCGCCTTACCTTATTCGGGCCCCAGAAGCGGGCGGAACAACACCTTTCAGGTTCGGCATGGGGCCGGGTCAGGCGGGCTACGTACAGAATCCCGCGATGGATTTCAAGCAAGTAGACCTTCGGGGACCTTCACAGAATCTCCTTGGGCTGATGTATCCGATCTCCTCGAAGCTGGCAGAGAATCGTACAGGAGTGACATCCTATACAATGGGGCAGACTGAAAGTACCGATCCACGTTCGCCTGCCCGTAAGACCGAGCTTCTTCTTGGCCAGGCTCAACTCAGTCTCGAAAGTATCATCCGCGACTGGAACATTGGCTGGGAACAGCTTGCCCGACACATCTGGCAGTCCGTCTACGAGACCACGATAATTCGAGGTCCGGACGAGAAGCTGAATATTGTGGAGTCAAGTGAACTTGAATCCGTGGAACGATATGCTGTCTCACTCGATGATCTGGAAAAGCCGATCAGATGGATTTCGCAGGCCAGTGCGGGCGTTGTGAACCCGCAAGCAAGAAAGACGGACTTCATCAATAAGTTCTCCTTCTTTATCCCGTTGATACAGAGACTCTGGCAGGTAAACCAGGAAGTGGGAATGAAATACTTTTTGCGGTGGATGATACGTGCGGCATCGGAGTTGGAGCTTCGTGGGAAGCGGTACCTGATTCCCAGTGAGGCAGAACTGAAAGGGATGCCCGCCGAAAGTATCCAGGAACTCATGACGGAAATGCAACAGTGGACGAAAGCCGGGGGCCGGGAAGGGATCACACCTCAGCCGGCGACCCCCCAAATTCCCGCTCCCGGCGAAGCAATAGGCGCTGGCCCGTAAGGAGAGAGGAAATATGCCCATACTTGAAGGTACGGACAAGTCGCGACTCGGCGCTCAGCGAAGGCTCAGCGAAGAGCAGCCAAAGATGACCGACAAACAGAAGGAGTATTACCAGAAAAGACTTGCTGACTGGAAGACGTTCAAGGCAAGTCCGATGGGCGACGCTTGTGTGAAACTCGCCGAGGCCAAGCTCGTTGAGCTGAGAGAGCTTCTGGCGACGCCGGCTCTTGATGCGGTGGTGACTTTTCGATTACCGCCATCGGAGATCAACGAGATTCGAGCGGAAATCAGGGGCCAATACAAGGTCTGGAACGAGATTCTTTACGAGCAGGACGCGATCTTCGAGGCGCTGGCAAGGATGCAAGTGGAGGAAGCGACGAGACAGGTCAAGGGATCGAGACTGGACGTACCGACAAACACAGGAAAGGTGATAGCACCGTGAAATCATCAGCGAATTGGTGGATTGGCGCCATAATCGTCGTTGGGACCATCCTGGCGATTGTCCTTCTGACATCTTCGGGTAAGTCGGTCATCCCGGAGGAAGAAGAGTTCATGCGCATACGTTCGTTACCTTATGACGTGGCGACCATGAACTGCACGCAGAAGGCGATTCTGTATGCTGAACATCTTCAGTCAGAGGGATGGAAATGCTGGATCGTACTGGGGACCGTTACTGGCGAGGCTAACGAGCATGCGTGGGTCGTGGTCGTAGATGAGAAGGGAACCCGGCGTCTCTGTGATCCGACTGGCCCCGCAGGCGGGCCTTCGGGATATCCCGAGAGCACCTACAAGAATTATCATCCCCGGGCATATTACGAACATGGGATCATCGTACCACAGGCCGGGGCATAAAGTCTTACTTGACAAGTTTTGGAGATGTGTGGTAATACCACAGTAATACAACCTGCCATTCGGCAGAGGAGGACGAGCTATGGTAGAAAACGATGAAGACCTTTCCGTCCTGGGTCAGGAAGATGCTGACACACTTGACATGCCTGAAGAAGGGGAAGTCGAGCTGACAGGAAAGGCGAAAGCCGCCTTTGTCAAATCCCGGCAGGAACGGAAAGCGCTCAAGGACGAACTTGAGCAAACAAAGTCAGCATTGGAGCAGCTTCGCGCTGCACATGCGGCGGCCCAAACGGCACCGCAATCGTCCGACAGTCCGAACCTCGTAGCACAGAAGCGGAGGTATCGAGAGAGTGTCCACCTGCGGGCTGTACAGAGCCTTGAAGGTGAGGTTTTTGCAAGTGAACAGCAGCGTGACGCAGCCCTCTGGCAGGAGATGGCCGCAATAATGGCGATGGACGCAATGGAAGTTGGCGTCCAGAATTTCGCGGCCATGCAGGCTCCACAGGTGACGAGTTCGGTTCTTTCCGAATTTTCCATGCTGAACGAGGATGACAGAGCGGCAGTCCGGCAGCTTGTCGATAAGTTGCCGCCCAACTTGAAGGTAAACCCTGACGCCATCCGTAAGGAAGTTCACTCCTATATCGGGGCGAACGTCCAGAGGTTTACGGGGGCGCCTGAGACGCCGGAATCCGAGAAGGAGACTGGTGGGAAACCTACAGGTGGCACTCCTGCCACCGCAAAGACAGTGACGGGCGGTAGACTTCATCTCGGCAAGGAAGCGGCGGCTGCTGCGGCATCCGGACTCAAGGGCGGAAGCCCAGGGGTCAAACTTACGGAACCGCCGGGCGGTAAGCCCAGAGGCCAGGCACAAAGCCTGAGTGATGAAGACATAGTGGTTCTTCGTCAACAAGGCGGAAATCCGACTGATCCTACTGATGTAAAGCTTTTCCTCGAAGCCAAGAAAGGCGCCAAGCAGAGAGCGCTGGGCGGCTGATTTCTTTCCCTATAACTTTCGGGCATGTCGAAAGGGACACAAACGATGCCCGAAAGTCCTACCGGCTACACGATGCCGAAGTGCGGTCCCTGGGACGGTGAGGATCGCATTCGGTGGATCCAGCTTGACGGGGGCATCATCTTTTCGAGACATCACGGCCACGCCATAGACAAGCACGGCGGATATTACCGCCTTGCTCAGGCGAACTCCAGTAACCTGGCTGGTTTCGCCGAGGTTGCTGACTGGCCAACAGCCTTTGATACTGGAGCGTCAACACATCCAGTGTCAGAGTTGAAGATGACCTCGACAGGTGACCGCATCCCCGGCAACTTTGGAGCCAACAAGACCTACGTGTTCCCGACCAGCAATAGGAAAGCGGTCGAGGGCGACATGGGTCACGATTTCGACATCGTTGTCCCCGGCGTGGTAGTAGGCAACCCTCAGCAGTGCATCAACATGAACTCCTCGACGTATGGAATTCTGCGTCTATCGGAGATCATAGACAATGACGGCGACTGGGTTAGCGCGAAGATTCCGACTGAGCACCGTTACGGTGACCGCTAAATGGAAGGAGTGAAAGATGGAACTTAGTCCGCAATTTCTCCCTCTGTTTCGGCGGGAAGCGTACGCGGTTGGGATCAATCTCTATTCGGATGCCGATCTGAGAAATCAGTTTGCGGACATCCTGAAGATGAGACGACTATCCGCCGGAACTTACTGGGACAAGATGTACTCCATCGATCCTGTTGGGGAGCTCAATGGGAGAGATGAGGCGGAACAGATTCCTGAAGGTAACGTCGCAATGGGGCGGACCTGCTACGGGGCCGTCGGCATTGAGGCGAGCGTCAGAATTGGCCTGTCAAACACCATGCACGAGTATAGCCGAAGGTTCGCTTCTGAACCTGGCATTTCGCCGGAGCAAGGGTTTGCAGGCTACCTGGCGGATCAGTATGCCGAAGGGATTCTGTCGCGGCAGTTGTACAAGTGGCACCAACTGTCCGCCCGCATATTCAACTACGGAGCCATAGCAGCGGGACAAGCCTTCTTCAACCACAGAACCCGCGTCAACAACCCCGACTTGCCGAACACCGGGTTGCAGTACGACGGTCGCGCTTTGTTCACCTTTGCGAACAACCCGCATACGGCGAACACGAACGGCGCCACAATCGGGCCGACCGGAAGGCCGACCGGAACAGTCTGCGGCTGGGCTGGTACGGCGGGGGCAGCTATTGCTGACACAGGAGGCTACTTTAACGCGTTCACGTTCCCGCCAAGCATCTGGGCCTTGAAGCGAGTGCTAACTCACTTTGAGACGAACCAGGCGTTTGACGAGAACAACGTACCGTATCAGCAGACACCAGATACGCTTCTGATCTCGGCTCACAACGAGCCGGACTGGGATGAGATTCTCGAAAGTCACTTCCTGCATGGGCAGAATGTGAATACCGAGAATATCTTCATGCTGGAACGGTATCGCCTGCGAAAGGTGGTCTCTCGCGAGCTAATCGCGAACACGTGGTTTGTGGGAAAGGCAAACTCGCCTGGTATCTACCTGATGGAACCAGATCACGAACCCACGCCGTGGGATTTCTGGTACGACGCGATCAATCGGTCGTGGTGGATGTCCTACGAGCGGCGCTGGGGATTCCTGATCCGGAACTGGAGGTACTGGATCGCGGGGTCAGCTTCTACTGACGGAGTGACGCCGCCCAACTATGGCTACAACAGCGCCACGTGGAGTGCGAATCCAGTTTTCTGAGAAACTGAGATAACGGCCTGGGGAGCCGGCTTCGGCCGGCTCCTCAGGACAATACTGTTCTGTCTTCAGGAGGAACCCATGACGGGAGCAAAGAAGAATTTCGTGTTGAGTGAGGGCATTGTGCCCAAAAAGAGTCCACCGCCGACCGACAGGCAAGAAGCCGGACGGCTGGCAACGTCAAAGAAGATGAGCGATACCAGGTTCAGCCCGCAGAGAAGGGGCAAACACGAGGTTGGCACGGGTGCCCTGCATCGCAAGGGATTCAAGAAGTAATGATCTTTCCCCGCGTCGTGCCCATTTTCGGGACATGTCCGTACTGCGATCTGCTAGTGCGAATACCGCCAGGCGTCTTTTTCGATGGTGAACCACACCATCGGCAGTGCGCCGAGATACTTAGAGAGCAACGGTACACGGATCAGATCGCACAGCCCTATTTCGAGGCAATCGAAGAAGCGCTAAACGAGCTTGTGGAAGTCGACGGTAGCACCTCCACATGCTTTGACGTGTAACAGGAGAAGATCACGAACTGGAAAGAGATCGGTGACCAATTTGATCGGCTGTGCCGAACGGCCGGTCTCACGGATTATGCGAATTACAAAGATGAGTGGCTGAACCATGGCCACTTTGAGCTTTGTGAGGAGTTTGAACTTCCGTCGCTGAAGATGGCACAGACAAGCCCCACTGTTGCCGACCAGGACACCTACGATTTTCCCTACGTGTACGACGGTACTGACATCTCCATCTATCTTGAAAGCAAGAGGCTCGATTACCAACCCGAGGAGGCCCTCGATCTTGCCTACAGCCGAAGGACAGGAAACAAGGGTCCTGTCCAGAGATACGACTGGGCGGGCATAAGGAACAGGGCATCCACCGCGACGATCCCTGGCACAGCTCACGGGGTGGTCATCGAGAATCGTTCGCCGATTGTCAGGCCAGTGGGAGCTTTCAGTTTCAACTCGTCGCACATTGGTCAGTGGACCCGTTTCGATCCCTTTGAGGACGCAAATGGAATAACACAGAATCCGGGCGAGTTCGGGTACAAGATCGTGGAGACCGGCACGGATGCTATCGGCAACTACGCAAGGCTCGAAGAGGCGTACCGCGGTCCCTCGTCGACAACAGACAACCCGGCCTCGCTGAGCGTAGAGCCGAAGGAAACGCAGATTTTTAGGCTCTACGGTACACCATCAACGAGCGGCGAGGTTCTGACAGTCAAATGCTGGCGTCGTCCCCGACGCCTGTACAACGAAGAGGACGTACCGGAATATCCTCGTATGGGGCTTGCTATCGCGTACATGGGCATCTGTATGGGTCTGAGACACTTGAAGAAGTACGACGAGGCGGAACTCTGGCGAAGGGATGCTTTCCAGACTCTGAGCACGGTACGACGCAGACGGCGGCAGGTTGAGACTACGAGCACGGACCTGCCTCAGGGTCCTATCAGTGGACGCAGGACGTGCATTCCACCAAGATTCAATCCCCGGTATGGAGGTTTACGGTGAACAGAAACAACGGCCTGCGGGCCATATACATGATCCTCGCTGGCGCGGTCACTATTGGCAGCCTGTGTTTCACAATAGGCGCAGCGAAAGGAAGAGGTGACGTTATCACACTTGCGGCGAGCTTGAAGGTACAGGAAGAAGCCGCGCAAAAGAGAGAACTGCGCATTCAGGTTTTAGAGCGTCTTTGCGAGCGCTGGGATGAGCGTTGGACAAACCTCCAGGGATGGATGGCACGGATAGACGCAAAACTCGAGCACATGAAGGAGTGAAGAAATGCCTGTCATACATGGGTGGTACACATTTAACACGACACTCAACGCCGCGGCCTCCACGACGATTGACTGCGGAACAAGTAAACGGTGCCTGATCCTGAAGAACACGGATAGCTCAATCACTATCTGGTACACGCTGTCAACCGCCCCGGAGGTCGCTGCTACGGCTTCTTGCCCGAACAGTTTTCCCCTCGCGGCGGGGGAGTCCGTTCACTACGAGGGACTGGATTTCCGCTACGTGACGGCAATAGCCGCTTCCGGGACACCTGTCTTGAAGGGACAGGCATATAACCGCTCAGGAGATTGAGAAATGAGAGCGCTCCTGCAACGTCGGCTGGGCCTTAGTGATCCAGGAATGGGCGTCATTGACGACATGAATCTCGCCCCGCTTCTTGACCTGGATTTTACACAGGGGCGACACTACGCTCACAGGTCTGTCGTGGCTTCTGCGCTGACGTTCACAAGGGCGAGCGATGGACTCGACTACGCTGTTCAACCTGCCGTGCTGCGTGCCACAAACGTCCCCCGGTACATGCAGAATTCCGCTGTGGACAGGCTCAACGGCATCCTCATCGAGGGTGCAGACACGAACATCATCATCCAAAACACAGTCTACAACGTGGCAAACTGGGCTTTTTACAGTGCTCCGGTGATGAGCGACAACACGTCGGTGAATCTTTATGGTGGCCACAGTTTCAAGATGGTTTGGGACGGGTTTACTGACATAAGTGCAA